TGTTAGAAAACACTACGGCGAATACAGCGAGGTTCCAACTGCTGTAACTGTTAAAGATCACTATCCAAATTACAAAGTATTAGATGTACAAGACAGTGTCGATTATTTACTTGACACAATGGTGGACTTTCGCCGCCGCCTCCTTACTCGTCAAGGATTAGAAACTGCAGTAGAACAACTGCAAGAGAACGATCACAACGCTGCCTTGCTTGCAATGGAAGCGACTATTACCAAAGTAAATGAACAAGGCATTCTTGGTACACACGAAATTGATTTAACAAAAAATACCGAACAACGTTATAAAGAATACCAAGCATTACAAAATCAAGAGTTCTTAGGTATACCTACAGGATTTTCTAAAATTGATGAAGCAACTGCTGGGCTTCAAGGTGGTCAACTAATAACTATTATTGCTCCACCTAAGACTGGTAAATCTCAAATTGCTTTAAAGATGGCGGTCAATGTTCACACCCAAGGATTCATTCCTATGTTTCAATCCTTTGAGATGAACAACCATGAACAACAACAGCGTCATGATGCGATGAGATCAAACATTTCCCACAGCAGATTACGTCGTGGAAAGTTATTGCCAGCAGAAGAAGATCGTTACATTGAAGTATTAAACAAAATGGAAACAGAACCATCTTTCCATTTAATTGATGCTGTTAGCGGTATTACGGTATCCGCATTGGCAGCCAAAATAGAACAAACTAAACCAGACATTGTTTTTGTAGACGGCGTTTATCTCATGCTTGATGAGGTTAGTGGAGAAATGAATACTCCTCAAGCAATTACTAACGTTACCCGTGCATTAAAGAGGCTGGCTCAAAGAATTGATAAACCAATTATCATCACCACACAAACTCTTTTGTGGAAAATGCGTGCTGGCAAAGTTACCGCAGATTCTATTGGTTACTCTTCGTCTTTCTTCCAAGATTCAGATGTAATTTTAGGTCTTGAACCAATTGAAGAGGATGAAGACATTAGATTACTAAAGATTGTTGCTAGTCGTAACTGTGGGCCTAGTGAAACTGCTTTAACTTGGCGTTGGGAAACTGGTTGCTTTCATGATGAAGAGCAGATGATGAAGTGTAAGTTTTGCTCTGATTGGGGCCGTGTGTGATTGATGTAGAAAAAATATTATTATTTTTAGAACTTCCACTCTATGCACAACGAGGTAGTGAAGTTAACGGTCTATGTCCAATGCATAAAAAAAGAACTGGCAAAGAAGATCGCAGGCCTTCTTGGTGGATTAATACGGAAACTGGTGCCCACATTTGTTTTTCTTGCGGATACAAAGGAAACATTTATACGTTAATTGCTGATGTAAAAGGAATTGATTATCACGATGCTAGAGATTACATTGATGATACTGCTGAAAAACCTATTGATTCTTTAATGAAACGAATAAAAGAACTTCCTCAATACGTGCAAGCAGAACCAGAACAAATACCAATGTCAGAGGCTCGTCTTGCAGTTTACATAGACGCACCAGATTTAGAATTAAGAAAACGATTTTTAAAACGAGAAGCAGTAGATGCACACGGTGTTAGGTGGGATTTAAAAAACGAAGCATGGATTCTACCAATTAGAGATCCTAATGATGGATCGCTGTGGGGTTGGCAAGAAAAAGGTGCTCGTGGCAGGTTTTTTAAAAATCAACCAGCGGGAGTAAAAAAATCTAAGACAGTATTTGGCGTAGAGATTATGGAAGATGAGTTAATTAATAAACCACTAATTGTTGTGGAGTCACCGTTGGATGCAGTTCGATTAACTGGGCTAGGACATCAAGCGATATCTACCTTTGGCGCACTTATTAGTGAAGATCAAGCAAAAATTATGAGACGTGCACTTAAAGTTATCGCAGCACTTGATAATGATAAGGCTGGACATACAGCGAATGAACAAATGCGTGAGTTTTCTAGAAAGTACGGAATGGAATTGTCGTATTTTAATTACACAGGGATTGATGTTAAAGATGTAGGAGACATGACAGAACAAGAAATTGAACGAGGAATACAAACAGCAAAAACTTCTATACTAGGTAAAGCAGCCTACCTATGATGGATCTTAGAGACAAAGAAAAACCATTAGAAGTATGTATTTGTGGCTCTACTTTATGGAATGTAAAAGTAATGTTTGAAGATGGCGAAATATCTTTGTATATGTTAGACATGGAGTGTGCTTTGTGCGGTGCATTAGCAACTGCCCCAACGCCAATAGATAATGTTTAAAGGAAATTTAAAACCGTATCAACCAGAGGCAGTAGACAAAATGGTTAATCGTAAAAAAATGCTTGTTGCTTATGAAATGGGTCTTGGAAAAACTTGTATGACAATTGCGGCAATAGAAAAACTAAGAGAGCAAGGTGAAATAGAGGGGTCTGTGCTTGTAGTTGCTTTATCAAGTTTAAAATATCAATGGGAAAAAGAAATACAAAAGTTTTCTAATGCAACCGTTACTGTTGTAGACGGTAGTAAATCAACAAGACTTTTGCAATATGACCGTGGATCTAAAAGCGAGTACATAATTTGTAACTACGAGTCCTTGGTTAATGATTGGGACTCTATTAAAGACTTAAATCTTGGAGCCATAATCTGTGATGAAGCCACTGCAATTAAGGGGTTTAGATCTAAGAGATCAAAAGCAGTAAAAAAATTATCTGCAAATATTCCAATCCGTTTTGCCCTTACTGGAACACCGATAGAAAACGGTAGACCTGAAGAGGTTTATAGCATTATGCAATTTGTTGATCCAACACTTTTAGGTAGGTTTGATTTGTTTGATCAAACTTTTATTGTTCGTAATCATTTTGGGGGAGTTCAACGATATCGTAATCTTCCTATCTTTCATGAAAAAATGAAAAGCGCATCTGTTCGTAAACTTCAAACTGATTCAGATGTTGCTCCTTATCTTCCAGACACTATCTATCGTGATCCAATACAAATAACTTTTGATACTAAAACTTCTAGTTTGTATAATTTTATTGCTGATGAACTTAGCCAAGAATTATATGAAGCGCAACAAATGTTGGGTGCAAACTTCTCTTTACTAGCACACTACGGTCACGACAGTAAACCAGGAAGTCCTGCAGATATGCTTAGAGGATCTATCATGTCTAAAATAACTGCTCTTAGAATGTTGTGTGATCATCCTGATTTACTAAATAAAAGCGCTTTACTTTTTGAAAAACAAATAGGTACGGGTAGTGCTTATGTTTATAGTTTAAAAGATAGAGGATTACTTGAAGGAATAACTAAGTCTTCCAAATTACAAGAGTTAAAATCTTATGTGTTAGATCATTTAGACACAGATCCTGAAGCAAAGGTTGTGGTGTTTACATCTTGGGTTGGAATGTTAGATTTAATACAAAAAGAAATTGGAGGAACTTTATACACGGGAGACATGAACGCAAAAGAAAAAGAAGCAAGCAAAGAAAAGTTTTTAACTGATCCAGAGTGCCGTGTGTTTATTTCATCTGATGCTGGTGGTTACGGAGTAGATCTTCCAATTGCTAATCTTTTAATTAACTACGATTTACCCTGGTCTGCAGGGTTATCTATTCAAAGAAATGGTCGTATTAAAAGAGCCTCAAGCCGATGGCCAAGTATTATTATTCAAGACATTATTGTTTTAAATTCTATTGAGGAGAGACAACACGAAATGCTCCAGCAAAAAAACGCTGTAGCAGATGCAGTTATGGATGGAGAAGGCATCAATTCTAAGGGTGGAATTGACCTAACGGTAGGAAGTCTGATAGGTTTCCTACAGAAACAACGACCTTGAGGGGGTTAACATGGCAAGAGTAAAAGAAGAAGAACCAAGAGTAACTACAGTAGACGACCTTGAAACACAGGCTAAACAATATATTTTCTTTAAAAAACAAGTTGAATATTTTGAATCAGAAATAAAAACTTTAAGAGAAAAAATATTTGAAGACATAGATGCTAAAGGTGAAGTAGATGGAAGCGGCAATCTTTTTGTTGAACTACCTACAGAAATCGATGGCGTAACAATGTTACAAAAACAAAAAAGAGTATCTCGTAAAATTGATCCACAAATGGCAGATAACTTAATTGTTTCTAAGGGTCTTGAACAAGAACTTTATAAAACTATTCAAGTAATTGATGAAGATGCTTTAATGGCTGCTTTATATGAGGGAAAGTTAACTGAAGAAGAGGTTGACTTAATGTACCCACAAAAAATTGTTTGGGCTTTAATTTTAAATAAGAGATAATTATGGCTGGACTACGTGGAGACGATGAGATTCTAGAGGCGTTTGCTGATCTAGAGTACATCCCAGGTTCCAAAAGAAAGCGTCGTGAAGAAGATCCAAAAGTTTCTCGTCGTAAACACGGTGAGAGTAATGGTTGGGATTCAAACCCAATTATTAAAACCCTAGGTGGAAAAGAAACAGAGGTTTTTACAATCAGTGCACTAGCACAAGCATTGGAAAAGACCATTGTTACTGTCCGTTTATGGGAAAGAAAAGGCTACATACCTCGAGCACCTTATAGACTTCGATCTAAAACTCTTAAAGGAGAAAAGATTGGTGGCAATAGGGTGTACACCAGAGACTTAATTGAGTCCGCTATTGAAGAGTTTTCAAGACGTGGCTTATTAGGGTCTGCTCGTGTAGAGTGGTCTGTCCAAGATGACCTAACAGAGGCTTTAGTAAGTCGATGGAAGGAAATCACAACCTCCGAGAGCCAGTAGATATTAAGTTGTACAGAGATACAACATACTCCGTGCCTCACTACCAAAGAAAGAAACAAATGCCAATTACCAAACCAACAAATGATATTGCAGCAAACCCTGCAGATTATTTAGATGAAGACAGTGAAACTGCAGAACCAAAAATTGGTACTACAGTTCAACAAGGGTGGGAAGCAGCAGAGGCTCTCTTAACCGAGAACTCTTCAGAGTTTCCAACAGAGTTTAAATTTTCTGAAAAACCTCAGTTAATTAAATTCTTAGAAGATGGACCATTTCGTGTCTATGAACAACATTGGATCGAACGCCCAACAGGCAAAAAATCTTTTGTTGCTTTAGCAGAAAATGATCCGTTTACAGATATTCTTGGAAGTAAACCAAGATCACGTTTTGCATTTAATGTTGTAGTTTTGTCAGGAGAAGCACAGGGTGTGCAGATCCTTACA